CTAAAGGTGATGTTGGTGAGGCTACAGAGGACTCAAAGAAAGCACTGGTTATTCTGAATGATTTGGTAGAAACTGTACTCAGGAAGAACAACTTTGAAGAAAAGCTGTTAAAGGCTGCGAAAGATTGTTTTATAGGTAAGAGAGTTGCATGCTTGTTGAATTTCAATGAGAAAGATGGTGTGACAGTGTCATTCCTTACAAGCCTACAGTTTATCTATGAGACTGAACCCGGTAATCAGAGAGAGCTTTCAAAGTTTATAAGCTTTACAGTTCTGAAAGAAACAAAGAACCAGAGTGCTAAAAGAATTTTCAAAAAGAAGTACGAAGCAGAGTGGGCTGATGGTAAAAGAACTATCTACCTTGAGGAAGAGATTTATAATGGTGCCGGCGAGAGGATTGAAGTTGTAACAGAGAGGTGTGAGATTAAACTCGATTTCATTCCTGCTGTTATTATTATCAATGATGGTTTATCTGGTGAGAGCACAGGTGAGTCAGATATCGAGACACTACAGGACTTTGAGTATTGGTATTCTAAACTCGGCAATGCAGATAGTGATGCAGAGCGTAAGAGTATGAACCCCACTAAATATTTGGTGGATATGAATACCAAGTCGACAAAGAACTTGTCTACATCAGCTGGTGCTTTATGGGACTTAGGCTCAGACCAGAACCTTGAGGACCCCAATCCATTGGTTGGTTTACTTGAGCCAAAGATGTCGTATAGTGATGCCTTAAAGGTGTCACTTGACAGAATTAAGACAGCAGGCTATGAGCAGGTTGATATGCCAAATATCACAAATGAGACTTTGTCTGGTATGATTACATCAGGTAAAGCACTCAAGGCTATATATTGGCCGTTGATAACTCGTTGTAAGGAAAAAATGAAAACATGGGGACCAGCTATTGAGAACCTTATTGACATGTTGATAAAGGGTGCTTTCGCTTATCCTAATACAATAACTAGGTATGTTAATACAGCTCTTATGCCGGTTAATTATGAGATTGGTGTAGTGCAGAATACTCCACTCCCTGAGGATGAACTTGAGGAAAAGACGTCAGACTTGGCCGAGATTGAAACAAAAACCATGTCTCGTAAAACCTATATGAAGAAGTGGAGAGGTTTGACTGACAATGAAGTAAGTGACGAGTTGAAACAGATTGCTTTGGAAGCACAGATACTAGAGGATAGTTTCTCTGGTACATCAAGTGGGTTCAATGGTGATAATACTCCTCTGTCAGGTAATAATGGTGCAGAAGAGTTTAGTCTCGCCGGTGGTAATGTGTTAAATCGTGATGGTACTCAGGGCCAGAGCTCAAGTAAGGATAAAGATAGTTCACAAAGCAGTGTTCAGCAGACTAGTCAGACTAGTGTACAATCTCAGGAAGTAAGTCAGGCTATAAGTAAGCTTAACGGTACTCAAATATCTGCCTTGATTTCTGTGTTGACTAATTTTAAGAATGGAACGTTTAGTGAAGCACAGGCTGAGGCAATAATTAAGGCTATGGGCTTTGATGCTGAATTTGCTAAGAAGTTGTTGGAAGAAGAACAGGATAAAGTAATTGGAGGTCTCGCAGATGTCTGAAAATAAAGACCTTATTTTTAAGGATGCTTGGGAGGCACGAGATAGTATTACCAAGAGACAGGAACGCGAGATAAGAAAGTTGTATAACGATTGGGCAAGAGAGGTAAGGGAACAGGCAAATGCTTTACATAAGTCTGACCCTACTGGCTCTGCCAGTCAATCGCGAGAGCTGGCTAAGATGTACTATCAAATGAGGAGTGCCAGTAAACAGTTGACGGCTGAAATAAATTCATCTGTAAGAAATAACATATCGGATATGGCAGATATTACAGTTAGAACAAACAAGAGGTGGTTACAATCCTTAGGCTTTACAAGTGCCAGTATTGACACAAAGTTTTCTTCTGTAAAGGATATGACAATAAGGAATATTATAACTGGCAATGTATATCAATCTGGTTATAGTTTGAGTAATAGATTATGGATGTATGAACAGTCTACTGTGAAAGATATTTACTCAATAGTGGCTAAAGGTTTAGCACAGAATTTATCAATAAATGATATCGCTAAGCAGCTTGAAAAGTATGTCAATCCAAATGCTCGCTGTCCAGTTAGAGGCATTCATAATAGGACTGTTGATTATAATGCTCAGAGATTGGCAAGAACTTTAATTCAACATGCATATCAACAGACTTTGGTAGCTTTAACTAAAGACAATCCTTGGTGTAAAGGTTATATATGGCATGCGACAGGTGCTCATTCTTGTGAGTTATGTGAGGAAAGGGATGGACAGTTTTTCACGGCAGAAGATTTGCCACTTGACCACCCGAATGGAATGTGTACAATGGAGCCGGATATTGATATGGGAGAGGCTTTGAGTACAATCACCACTTGGGAGGATTTATCTGAGTTTGATAAGTTCTTTGAGGACTTAGATTTCAGGCCTAACCTGGATTGATTGTAACCTCGGTATGAAACAGAATGATTTGAGCCGATAAAATCTATATCGAGATTATAAAACCTCACCGTGGGCGAAATAGAGGTTCTGGTATGGATATGATTTTTGAAAATTTTTCAGAAACTTGTAAAAATATATTGACACATATTATTGTGTATGATATAATTATTAGAGATGTAAAGAGAGGTAGACATTATGGCTAATGGTATTAAAAATGTTATGGCATCTTGTAAAGAGTGTGGTCACAAATTTCAGTTAGGTACAACAGCACTGGTCAAGTATCAGATGCCTTACAGAGATAATGGTGGTAAGTCAATATTCCTTACATATTACGACTGTCCACAATGTGGAACAACTCATTATGTGCAGATTGATGATACACATACACTTGAGTTAAAGAAAGAAACTGTCAAGATGTTCGCTAGGTTATCAAAGAAGCGTATGGACTTCAAGCCGATACCAAAGAAACAGAATGATAAGTTTGTAAAAACCAACGAGAGACTCACGGTAGCCAGACAGGAATTGATGAAACAATATGAGGGTCAGGTTGTATACGATAAAGATACCGGAGAAGAGGTTGAGCTACATTTTACTATTGTGTAGAGAGGTGTGAAACCAAAGAAAGTACATTGAATTGAGACGTACCTGGGCGTCGGTAAATAAGCAGAGACCAAACGTTACCGTGAACATATACACGGAGTAGAGAAAAGGAGAAAATAAAAATGGATGGAAATGAAAACAACAAAGATGTTCAGAACAACGCAGACCAGACTGGTGCTCAGGGTAGTACAACTGGAGCGGCCGGAACCCAGCAACAGAATACTCAGCAGAATAACCAGAATGTAGGCCAGCAGCAGAATAATCAGGGAAATGAAAAGATGTTCAGCCAGGCACAGGTAAATCACATGATGGCTAATGAGAAGAAGCAGGGTAGAGCGGCAGCATTTAATGAAATGGGTATCAATCCCAATGACACCAATGCACAATCAATTATGAACATGTTTAAAGCTTTTATGTCGTCTATAAAAACTGATGAACAGAAAACTCAGGAGCAGGCAGCTGCTCAGCAGATTGCATTGGCTGAGTCACAGTCCAAGTTACAGAGAGCAGAGCTCAAGGCAGAAGCACTACAGCTTGGTGCTAATCCCGAGTATGTTGATGATATTGTTATAATTGCTGTGTCCAAGATGGATGATAAAACGGATGCTAAGACGGTTATCGGTGAACTGAAAACCAAGTATTCTGTTTGGTTTACACCGGCTTCATCAGAGGAAAACAATGATGATGGTAAGGGTAAGAAGCAGCAGGGTGGCAATCAGCAGCAGAACAATGGTGGAACCGGTCAGAATGGTACGGGTACATCGGTTGGTAATGGTAGTGGTAAGAAAGCCGGTACTGATAAAGGTACGACAGGAATTGGTGCTAGATTAGCGGCACAGAGAAATCAGGCGGCACAGAAAAAGTCTTTCTGGTCGTAATTTTACAGGAGGTAAGAAATAATGTTAAACAGAGATGGTGTAAAGAAAACATCTTATGGTAAGCCTATTCAGATTTTGGCTAACGTTGAACATCAGGTTTCTGTTGGATGTATCGTTCCCAAGTCTATGGCTACTGTGGTTGATGGTAAGAATATCGTTCCTGCAGGTACGGCACTTAACATCAATCTTATGGATTTACAGGTTAAGGCAAAGGTGCCGGCTACAGGTTCTCCTATGAATGCGGTTTTACTGCATGATGTGGATATGACAGATGTGGCCGATGAAGGCGCAATGAATGGAACTGCTCTTATTTGGGGCTTTGTAAATGTGAACAGGCTTCGTGCAGCAGAGCAGGTTTCTATCGTAACGGCGGCAACTATCACCGGTAATAATGGTGCAATTACGCTGCTCAAGGCGTAAGTAAAAGAAAGGAGAAACAACAGTTATGTCTATTTTTGATTTAATGAATAGTGCCGAGTTGGTGGCATACTGGGAAGAGTTGGTTAAGGACGAAGCACCTTATCCTTGTGAAGAGTTGTTCCCGGACGACAAAAAGAGAGGACTTAAGCTCGAGTGGTTGCAGGGTGCAAACGGTCTTCCTATCGTGTTGAAGAACAGTGCATTTGATGCTGCCGCTATTCCTCGTGGAAGAATTGGCTTCGATAAGATGGAAAGCCAGATGCCTTACTTTAAGGAGTCTACTTACATCGACGAGGAACTCAGACAGGAGTTGAACTTGGTGCTTGAGACCGGTAACCAGGCTTATATTGACTCTGTTATCAATCGTATTTTCAACGACGAGACACGCCTGCTTCGCGGTGCAAGAGCTTCTCGTGAGCGTATGAGAATGATGGCTCTTACATCTGGTGTGATTGCGATGGCTGCAAATGGTCAGACATTCAGCTATGATTACCAGATACCTACTGATAACAAGATTGAGGTTAAGACATCCTGGTCTGACCACGAGAACTCCGACCCTATCGAGGATATCAGAGTTCTTAAAGAGGATATCGAGACAACAACCGGTTGTAAGATTACTCGTGCAATGTGTGACAGTAAGACGTGGAGAGATTTACGTGCCAATGAGAAGATTAAGAATGACATTTATGCTATTCGTTCTAACGTTGGTTCTATCACCAATACGATGTTGCAGGACTACATCGCCGACCAGCTTGATGGTCTGATTGTTCGTACAAACGACATGCGTTATGCAGACGAGAATGAGAATGCTCAGAAGTTCATGCCGACAAATACGTTTGTTATGTTCCCGGGTGGTGCTCTCGGTAAGACGTGGTTTGGTACAACTCCTCAGGAGAGTGACCTCATGTCCGGTAACGCTGCTAATGTAACTATCACTGATATGGGTGTATCTGTAACTACGGTTCAGAAAACAGACCCGGTCAATGTGGAGACAATCGTGGCTATGATTTGTCTGCCTTCTTTCGAGCAGGC